GGGCGGCTCGGGCGGCTCGGGTGGAAAAGGTTCTTGTTGAACTTCTGGCTCGGGACGCGTAGAAGGCGGTGCCCCCGCCATAGAAGAAGGCCGCTTCCATCCTTCTGTTCCAGGCATCTTCCAAGCATGTGTTTTGGGCGGTTCCATATCTTATTTATCACCCAATAGTAAAAAAAGAAGCCCGCGAGCGTAAGCGAGCGGGCTTCTTTTCAGCGGGAATGAATTTAATCAATTCCCTTTTCCTCGGGGACGCTAGTCTTCCCCATTGGGAGATACTTGCTGGAAGGCCAAGGCCCAGGTTGAAGGGCTCTCATGGCTACAGTCCACTTGCCATCCTCGCATTTTTCGTAAATGGTGGCCATGCCATTCAACAATGCGGGAGGCGAAGCATCATGAACTATAAATTCTTGAGGATCTCCAGGAGTAAGCTCCAATAAAGAACGACCCGCTATTTGATTCGACGCTGGTTGCAAAACATCCCACTCAAACAAAACAACAGAATCTCCCTTCGATTCAATGCGATAATAATAGGTGTATTTCTCCAAAGTGCCATTGTAGGTGACCTTGTGAGTTAATGTCACCTTCATGTCATTGATCCCCATTGTCCCCCGCATCTCCAAATTCATCGGATAATCAGAGTAATAACTGTTCGGCGGGGTGGGAACCACAGGATTGCCAATTCCGTGTTGTATGGGATTAAAATCGACAAGCAATAAGACAAGAATCGTAATGGCTACGGCCCCGACACCAACTAGTCCCCAGCGAATGATTGTAGACATCTTTTCCTCCTTTTCTATAAAGAAGTAAGGGGAAATCATTTCTTAGGCATTGCTGCCTGGGCGAGATCGTCTAAAGTTTGAGAAGCCGACGTGTTAAGCTGTGCCATTTGGCCAGCTTGAGCAGGATCGGTGGGATCTAAAGCACCCTTCATGGCAGTGATAGCCTTTCTTATGTCAATGTCGGCCTGGGCGGCAGTCTTCTTTTTTACCGCATCTTTTGCTGCCTTGAGATCTGGATTCTTTGATTCTGGATCTTCCTGCTGTTGTTGCTGTTGGGCAAGAGCGACATTTATTGGTTGTCCACCTGGAATAGGACCACCAGGAGGAGTTGCCATTGCCTCTAACCATTGATGAAATGTTTTCATACCCTATTTAGACATGTAAAAACAAAAACCCTTTCGCCCAAAGGGCTTTAGAATTTCGAGCAAATGGCTCCCCGCAAAATGGGCAGAAATTAAAGGGCACCATCTCCCCAGATCCCTCAATGTAAAGATCCACCGCCCCAGGAGAAGCCGGGTCCTCAAGAAAAATGCGGCCAGAGCGACGATCCTCTTCCTCGGGATTGGCAATGCGTTTGCCCAATGCTTCGCAACAAATCATAACGACTCCTCATACAATAAAACCTGATGATCCTGTATCCCCATCGGACCCATCACAATCCGACTTATACAAACCCGATACTTGCTGGAACAATGAGGACAAGTTGCGTCAAAACCGCCGACCCGCCAGTAAAGGCCTCGAATCTCACACGACAAGGAAACCTTTTCATCCGGGGAAGAATAATAGACCCCATTGCTAGGAGAAAACAATTCGTGGATCTCCTTGCCATTCCCCTTCTCGACTTCTTCGCAACGAATGTAAAATGACTTGTGGCAACAAGGGCAGTCTTCAATATAATAGGCGGGGCCAGAGGCCTCGGCCATCTTGATGTGATTCCCCATCAGAGGAACGACCTCCCCACACTCACACCGAAAGTCCTCCTTCGGGGTGGAAAAGGCATACCCGCCGCATTTGGGACAATCACAATGAGCGGCAATACCAGCAGAACCTACTTCTTTCATCCTAATTCTCGCTAGGTTCGTCAGATTTCCATCGGCGGAGATATTGCTCCGCATAGCAGGGAACCATTTTCTCCTGCTCCAAATTACCATCAGAATCAGGGAGAATGATTCGCAAAACCGTCCGGTTTCCCTCTTGGGCTTCGACAAACAACGCTTTGTAATCGCCACTAAGCACCGTATCCGAGATCTCGCCGTCTGAGAATTTTTTCCCATCTTTGATCTGTTCCACGATTCCACTAAAAACTGGATGCAAAATCTTGGGATCGGCTGGCAAAGTGATCTCTAAATCTGGATGATCGAAGTTCTCAGCCAAACCGTGCGTGTGGATGCCATGATCTATGACGTAATGAACGACCCAGCCGTGTTTCTCCAACATCTCGTCCTGGTGCTTCTGAAAAGCCTCCCAACCATCGCGGCAGGCCATACATTTGCACTCCGCATCGTGTCGCGGGGCTTCCATATCGCTCTCCTTGATTCACAAACACCTCATAACCGAATAGATGATTATAGCCCGAAGTCGGATATTCGTAAAGCTGGCTTGACAAATCCCAAGAATCTGTGATAATGCTCTTGTCTAAGACTGCGGTTCCTGCCAAAAAGGGGCCGATTCGCCTACGGCGAATCGGCCCTGTTTTTTCCGCTTGACAAGCTCTCCCAGATCCGTATAATCTCGCTGTTGCCTTCAAATGAAGGCCATTTTGCTTCTCCTTTCTGTCCTCCTTCCCGCTCACGCGGGAAGGAGGAGTGGTTCACACGCATGGAGGTGTAAGCAATGATGAAGGTGATATTCATCCCTCGGGATGCCCCATTCTGTCACTTGGCACGGGCAGGATGGGGTAAAGTCGTATCTTTGGCCCCCTCCCTCTTAATGTGACCCGAGGGAGGGCTTGCTATCATTAGAGTGTTCTTGAATCTTTTCAGGATGAATTGTCGGGACGGAACCCTTTTAGGATGGGTTGGGATGGATACCATAAGGCACCCTTTCGCCCGTAGGGCGAAAGGGTGCTTTTTTGTTCACTGTTCGCGAACTGCGAACATGCTTTGTGAAACCTTGGCCGGATTTGGCCGGATTTTGGCCGGATTTGTTAGGATTTGTTAGGATTTGTTGGGATTTGTTTGGATGGGCACCGTTTCGCCGCAGGCGAAACGGTGCTTTCTTAACGAATGATACTCCTTTAGGTGTGCATACCTTAATTTCACACCTAACTTTTCACACCAAGGAGTATTATGGATTACGATAAGCGACCCGAAGACACTGTTTTCAAGAAGCGGTTCCGCTGGATGGCGAGATTCAAGAGGGGCGATGAGGTCTTATTTGAGGGATTTGCCAAAGTGCCCGCCCGACCTCAACTTAATGACGAAGAAATCAATTTTCTCTCGTCTAAGACATGGATACCTGGAAAGGCATCATGGGAGGAGATCACTATTAACCACTATGGTGCCACCGATGAAGTTCTAGAGAAGTGGCAGAATGCCGTGAGGGAATTAGATACGGTCGAATTGCTTCTGTACGATGGATGTGGCGGGCTTTTGGAAACTTGGATCGTACACGCTGCCAGGACGGCTCGGACGAAGGTGGACTCAAGTCTTTTAGGGACCGATCCATGCCCGCACAATACAGAAATGACCATTAGATATTCGAGGGCAGAATTTGTTCCTTGGCCGAAACCCGATTAGTTCTTGCTAAATAAGGCATGGACTTTCGAAATTGGCTTATAGGTGAAGAGTTATTTAAAACCATGTCAGGGCAAACTTTGGTTAGAAATCCACGAAGTTATGCCGCTGATCCTTGGATTGAGAGAAATGTCACCTATCCTATTTACAAAAACCCTACAAAACAAGAGCTTGCTAAATTGACGACTTGGTGCAAGGAATTTTCAAGTAATTTGCAACTTGGTGGGATAATAACGACGGCTGATGATCTCTATATTTGGCCTCGTAGCATTCTTTCTCATGACGATATGGAACGTGAAATCGGAGAGAACACTAAGATGGCTTTTATTCTTCGCGATGAAGGACGCACAATAGTGGTTGCTCAATATACAACACCTCATATCTCCGTAGAAGAAATACAGGAGCATCCGAGAATAAAAGAGATGTTGGGCCTTCCAGAACCGATGCCTGCTTAATTCGACAGGACCCGATTAACCATACAAAATACGTTCTTTTACTTTTATTATTTTCGAATAGCCACACTTGTCACATATGGCTTTTGTCGTAGTCCTTTCGTTGTATTGAATCAGCCATATTCCCCACCCATAATACTCATTTTGGCCTGTTTCATCTCCTTCATTAGTCTCCGTTCGTAAGGATCTTTCACCACACGACGGACACTTTTTGGGACGAGCTAATGCCAGAACCAGAACAATACCAACAATAACCACAGCAATAGTAGGAATGATAAAGAAAAGCATTTTTAACTCTGCTTAGTTCAAAGATCCTGGCGGATAGTAGTATTCGTCGTCTTCATATTTTCCCATACTTTTGTATTTATCGGGCAGGAATTTGGCATCGAAGACTGCCTCTGGGCCTTTGAGCGGCAGTCGAACGGATGGAAAGTCTACGAAATTGCCAGCTTTAATGACTTCCTTCACGAATCTTTCTGTTCTCTCATACGTCACAGCCGAGGCATGTTCGACGGATGTGGCTCTAGCCGCTATCGGAAAAACCAGACAGCACAGAAGTTGCAATTCCGATTCCTTGTTTTCGAAGGCTTTTTCATCCTCGATGCCCTCAAGAACGAGAGGAAACAGAGACAGCATCAGGGAAAAAGTTGGCCCTACTACGTCGCTTACATTTTTTGGTATTTGATCGTCTTCAAATGCCTGGGCGTAGATTCGCAACGACCTGTACAGCCTGCACGTTGCTTCTTCGTCGCTTCCCATCTTCTCGTAGTATTTGATTAGCTTATCCATTATGCCAGTAAGATTCACCTCGATCTTGCAGAGCATCACAAACATGCCCGCCACAATTCCTCGAAATACGTCGAAGACTTTATCGTGGTCTTTCTTCTTGATCGTTTCGCCCCGCATCAGAAAGACGAGCAGATCGGTAGCCGCGATGGCATTGGTTTCGATATTCGTTTCGGTCATTCATGCCTCCTGCGTTGTTGGGAAGTGCTTACAACATCTGTGCGATTAACTCCCTCGACAACGGCTCCATCTCGCTTTTTGGGATCAAGCGATCTCATAGCCTCATCCGGTGCATCGTTGTGAGATGGGGCAGTAACATGAACATCCGTTGTCGTCTGGTCTGCTAATCGAATTTTTACTTCGTAGTTTGGCATTGATCTATCGCCAGTTGGATAATCTCTTTGTGGTGGGGGAAGGCCAGGGTCATATTTTCCACAGAAGCCACAGGATGCCATTGACCGCCTATTGCGTCATCACCAAACCCCAATATCACGCCATCGTGGACTTTAGCGAGAAAAGGAAAAGTCCAGGTATTAACTTCTCTCGGATCAACACCCTCGACAAAATCCCCCAAGCTGTATAGTTCGTACTGATCTACTTCTGCTTCGGTTTCCTCTCCAAGCTCCCTTACCGCCGCCTGCATAGGGGTTTCCCCTTCGTCAATGAACCCACCTGGAATTGCAGTGCCACGACCGTCTTTTCGCTCTATCAAGTAGATTTCGCCGTTTCGATAGGGGACGACATCCACGCAAACATTTGCGGCCTCGATGATTCGAAAATTCTCTGTGACGAGATGCTTTATGATCGGATTCCCAGCATTGACGAAATTGGCTAGATTGTCGTCTACCCTAGACACTCTCCCAACGTCTTTATCAGGAAGATATAACACCCCCCGAGAAGTGTGATAAAACCACTTCCCTTCGCCGCGATCCGGCTTCTTATGCTCGATCTTTGTTATCGTGTAGCAGTTCATTCGTCTTTGAAAAATTCGAATTCTTTGATGAGCCCTTTACACGTATCCACTGCTGTAATCCAGGGGTCAATTTGTTCGAGCAATTCGTCCTTTGCCAAATCCCGCAAAGTAAGCGGGAGCATTCGCCTCTCTGTGAAGGTTAAGTCGCGATCTTCCTTTGGTATCCGTTGCAAGATCCTCAAGGTCGATTCGTTTTCCTTGAGATTTTGACATAAAGCCCAATGAACCAAGGGGGCGGTATGGACCGCATCCACGATGATGGCCTTTTGTCCTTTTCGAGGAATGGGCGGCATATAATGACCGACGATCTCGGCTAACTCGGCTTCCATTTCTTTCCGAATGTCGTCATCGATACTAAGTAGTTCGTCGCCAATTCCTTTGCGACCTTCTAGGTCTTTGAGAATGTCTCGGACGAGTTGTATTGGAGTAGGCATCAATTGCTTCCTGGAAAAAACTTGCTTAAATAGTCAGGGCCGGATGTTTCTCTTGTGACGTGAATGGCATTATCGAAAAAGCGTTCCGGGAGCGTTTTTTCGTTAAATACCAATTCAGCAAACGTAGGATGAAGCACCCTCTCTTTGACCAAACGACCAGTAACCTCGTAGCTCATTTTGCTTGCCTCCTCTTGACCGTAAATAACGGCAACAAGAGAAAACGTAAGGCAAGTCAAAAAGAGCCATGCTTCCGTACAATTCTTAACTTGCTCATCGCTCATGTCTACGTCCTTGATGGCATCGCGAACAAACGCATAACCAGCAGCGACGATTTCTAAACCAAGGTTGGCGGCATAATCGACATCATCTTCTTCGTCTGTCCTGATAGATTTTGCAAGGGCTTCGGCAACTATTTCTTTAAAATCGCCCAGAACTTCGTAAGGATCTCCCCCTGCTTTTTGACAGAGGATGCCTGTGTAATGTCCAACCATTGTATAAAGTTTGGCGGCATATTCTCCACTTGCTCCGAAACTATGAACGAGGGTGGGAAGAACATAGTGCAACAATTGAAGAATCGTGTGGTATGTGCCGTTTATGTACAAATGATCCATCTTCATTTTTCGAGATCTCCTTTGAACCAACGTGCCACCAATTCGGCAAATCCTTGGGCGACATTGTTGGTAAATTCGTCGGCTTCGCGGGTCAATACGTCAATCGACAAAAGATGCCCGCAATGTACTTCAAACCACCGTTCATCTCGTAATGGACGAACAAATTCCGGTTCCAATCTTTTCAGAGGATGAGATGGCTTGCCAGGAAGGAGGGCGGTAAACATGCTGCTATCACTTGTGATTTTCCCCGCCTCTCCCAAATAGTCCTCCAGCAAGAACCGAATGTCTGTTGTTGAAGGCTTGTCCTTGGGATCATCCCATGTTATGAATCTATCGAGTGCCATTACTGTTCCTTCATCCGGCTATTGAAGAGCTTATCGCAGAGGGAATCAAACGATTCGCCGTCAGGGCAAGTGACCATCGGGACATGATCTGGTTTTTGGTATCTGAGCTTTGCTCTCAAATAACTTCTCATTAGGTAAACAGATATGCCAACTATTACATGACATGTCGCCAATTCTGGGAATTTCCAATACACTAACAACAAGACGAACAAAGCCGACATGGCAAACAATTCCACAGTTTCCACCCCTTCTAACCAATCGCTACAGCCTGAATAATTGTCCCGAGTGTGCTTCTTATGTTTTTGGAGAAGCGTTTGCCACTTTATTTCTTTTGTAGTTGGTCTTTTCGGATCGCGACGTTTGGCAAGCCAAGTAAAGCACCATCCGATTACAATCTCGTAGCAGAGGAAAGAAAACACGAACATTTCCCACAGGATGTAGAAAACGATGTAGGCAAGGCACATAGTATTGAATGTGCCGACATTGGTAGACCAATATCCCAGCATTGATACGACGAGCAAAGCCGTTCTTACGCTACAGTGGACAATTGCTTCCGTGTTTTTCATGTGTCACCTTGACATTCTTCTGAAAGGCCGGGATCATTAAATATTCCTGCCGCATGATACATTTGACCTTCGCCACACTTCACGCATTCTCGACAAGTATAGAACCTCGGTGTCGATGCAGGACAACGAATGTCGGTATGCCATCTCCCCATGCGGTGACTGCTATCTGGCTTGACCAAACGTTTTCGCAAGTATTTGTCTTTTCTACCCTTCGCCATTTTGGGGCTTCCTAATAACAAGTCCTTTGTGGATTAGTTCAAAGCCGAATTTCTGAAACCATTCTTGAAGTTCTTCCAAGTTCATTCGGCCATACGGGTTAATTGCATTGACGATGGTTGCTTCGAGGGCATCGGCATGTTCGCATACCTTTTTCATTAAGGCAGTTCCTCGACCAAGGCCCTCTGGATCGGCTTTGATTCGGGCAAACCAGAAAACGGGCGGCATTAGCTCATATTCATCGGCCAGATGGTCAGCACGATCCAATTCTGCCACGGATCTATCAATGGCAAGGTAGATGTGTGTTTTACTTACGTTTTCGGTGGTTAGGTTCATTCTTCTCCTCTTTCCACAGGGGGTAGGCAGCTATCCAACTTGGACTAAATCTGGTTTCCTCGTCACTTTTCAGCCAGCCTCGTTCAACTAGTTCTTTTTCGACCCAATACAACCCCGTATTCATAATCTCTTTTGCATCAATGATTGTAAGAGATAATCTTCGAAGATGGAAATTCTTATCATCGGTGGCAACTTCCCAATTCTTTGCTCTGGTTCTCCATTGTCGTCTGGTGACGTTATCGGGTTCGTCGGTATTGTCCCAATAGCCGTATTCTTCTACATACGGCGGATATTTCGGAGTCTTGTTTGACTTGGGATACATGGGGACGATGTAGTAGTACCGCCCCTTTGGAAAAAAGTTGGCCCAACAATCCAGATTTCCTACAGCCCAACTTTTCTTAGAGCCCTCCATGAAAAATTCGAACGTCAATGCCGTTCGAAATTCCCTCTCAAATTTTTCGAGGAATTTCTTGGTGGTTTTTCCCCAATTATCGGTATTCTTGAGGAACAGCTTTGCTTTCTCTCGAACGACTTTCTCCTTGATGGCCTCGCTGAATTCTACCGTAAGATCGGCAGCTTGCTCAAGACAGGTTTGAGCAAACCACTCCATAAAATCCTCAATTTTCGACTTCGGTATTCGGATGCCTCTGTAGATTTTGGTACTCATTGAGACATTTTTCTTTCGTATTCTTGACCACGTTCAAATGCTCTTTGAGCAATGGAAGCAAAAGCCTTCGCGTGTAGCCGTCCCTACGCCGACTTTTCGAGCAAAAATGCTACCTTGATTTCCAACCACTTCAAAAGATCTTCCACAACAACGGGCTTTTTCTGATCCTCAAGTTCGTAAGGACAAATACAAAGGGTCAATTCGGCTTCATTATCACTTATCCATGTCCACTGCAAAGTTCCAACAATGCACCTCGGATGATTAAGTGCTGCCTGAATAATTTCTGCCTCCCAAGATTCTGGCTTATCTTCTGGGCCGCACCAAATGTTGATTGCTCCCATGCGAGAATCAAAATATCCGCCATTATCGATGTCAAGTTCGTTACCGATCATTTTCATCCGGCCAATTTGATCGGCCTTGAGTCGCTTACCCAATCGGATTTCTTGTTCTAACATTTGTCCAATACCTCTGGAATAGTGTTGTTTGGTTCTTCCTCCTTTATTGCACGAATAATCCTTCCGACGATGGGCTTTCTTTCCTTTTCTCTTTGTGCCGACCAATCGGCGGCTGTGTAGTACGAGCGATCAGTAGGCCAAGAATGGTAATTCAAAAGACAACCATTCAAGTAGGTCGCAACTTGAATTTCTTCTCGCAAAAACTCACCAGAGACGCAGAAATGAAATGGAACTAAATTGATATCCTTGTGAGGCCTGTTGGCTTGCTCTAATGCCAAGTCAGCAATATGAACCCTTCCATCATCTACCGAAGCAAGAAGAAGATGCCCATTCCACCCTTTTTGTCGTAGCTCGTTCTCAGGATTCCCTATATCGACAATCCATGCTCCTTTTCCCGCCCATTCCAAACTTTCCTGATCGGATTGGGGAACCCGCCCATGTTCCCCAACAAGACGGCAAAAAGTTGGGTTAAAGATCTCTAGTCTAGCCGCTATTCCCCATGTCACAATACCAAAATACTTACATACCTCAATACCACATTTCGTGGCAGCAATGCAGCAGTCATGGCTATAGTATTCATGCAAAATAGGGGAAGCTTTCTCTACCAACGCATTGAATACTTCGGGGACTGTTTTCATGGGACAATTATAGTCCAAAAAAAAATCTTTGTAAAATACCCCATTAGAGGGGAACACTCTCTTGACAAAGTTTTGAGTCAGGGGTATATTTCCCATGAAGCAGGCCCGCTTTCCAGCGGGCTGGTTTTCGCTTGGAGCGAAAACCGAAATTCCTTCGCGGGGGTGCCCAGATAACCATTGCGAAGGGTGGCCGGGAACAGGCTCGACCCCTTTCCCGGCACTTCTCCTTTGTCGGTAGGTTCCGCCAAGAAGGAGGTTGGCGGAACCTTTTATTTCTACTTGACAATATTGCGAATTGTACTACAATTACATTGGACAGTCACTCTCACGGTCGCTTCTTCAACGAGAGTGGAAAACAGCCCTCTTTGTCTTTCCGGCAAAGAGGGCTCCTTACTAACCCGCGCAGGTATCGTCGGGTCCAGCCGAAGGGGCTGGTAGTCATTTTACAGGTCGAAAGCGAACGAGCCTGAAATAACTGACCTGTGTCTCCAGATTAAGCCGAGGCTTTCCTCCCTCGGCTTAATTTTTCGAAAAACCCGATCTGAGTTGTTTGGGAAGACATCATCATAACGAGAATTTCCTTTCCCATTTCTTCGGTTTTTTCAATTTTCTGAACTAGGGCATTAGCCTGCGGTTCATTTTCATTTTTTGTTTCCATTGACTTCATCGTATAATTTCTGACATGGTTGAACCATGCGTTCCATCATTTTTTCAATGTGATCGATGGCTCTATAAGCGTCATTTGCACGACGGCGATCTTTTTTCTCGGATCGGTTGGCGGCCATCAAAATAAGTGGAGTAGCAAATGCAGCCTGGAACGAAAGTACCAGATTCAAAAGAATAAACGGATACTGGTCGAATGCAAAGCTAAAAAGGTTGATAAAAATCCAGGCCATAAGAATAAATGACTGCATCATCAGGAATTTCCAACTTCCTATGAAAGTCACGATTGTGTCAGAGAGTTTTTCTCCATAAGTGGCTTTTCTGCTACCATATTTGAGGTTGGAAAGTTCCTTTAGAATTTTCTTTTGTGTATCGATAATATCTTGAAGTTCATGACTTTCCATCGTACTTTCTTCTCCAAAAATATCTATGCAGACTATCGGCAAAGCACTCTGATGATGGTGAAAAATTCATACGATGTGTAGATATTGTAGTCTAACAAAGGAGACATGGATTTATTTTGGTGGTGCTTATCATGAGATTTGAAGAATATGTACGACTACGCAACGAAGGCGTGATCGCCGCTTTGAGCGGCGGTGCTGGAAAAGTTGGCAAGATCATCAAAAAGGGTATCGAGTCTGCTAAACAGTATGGCCGTGGCGTCGGTGATCGTTGGAAGCAGAGCGAAAAGGGCTGGGAAGAGTTTCAGAAGATGAAAAAGAAGATGAAGAGAGAGTCCTTTGAGGAGTAGTATGACCGTCGAGCGAGATAAGTACCGAGACAAGAGTTTCGTCATAAACATTGTTGCATCGATAATAGCTCTTCCCTTAGCGACTTTATCTATTGTATTTGGCTTTTTCCTATGGATTGGGTTCAAGACAGGACTCATAAAGAAATGAATTTTAGGCAATTCATGGAAGCCGAACTTCAAAAATACCCTCGGACGTTTCATCTCCCGTGGAGCAGGGAGATTACGGACGACGATAGAGTTCTACAGGACATTGCGCAATTCTCAGGAAAGAAGGTCGTCGTAACTGAGAAGATGGACGGCGAGAATTGCACGATGTACCGAGACGACATTCATGCTCGTTCTCTAGATAGCGGGCATCACCCCTCTCGTTCTTGGGTAAAGATGATGCATGGAACCATCAAGAACGACATTCCCGAGGGGTGGCGGATTTGTGGAGAGAACATCTATGCAGTTCATTCCATCAAATACGAGGCTCTGCCAAGCTACTTTCTGGTCTTCTCGATTTGGAATGAGAAGAACTTTTGCCTAGATTGGGGATCTACAAAGGAATGGTGCCAGTTGTTGAATCTCAAGACGGTTCCTGAGCTTTATGTCGGGGAGTGGGATGAAGACGCTATTCGCGATCTTTTCACTGGCGAATCTAAGATGGGTGGCGAGCAAGAGGGTTATGTTGTCCGAACCTACGAAGGATTTCCCTTTGAGGCTTTCAAAGATCATGTCGCTAAATTTGTGAGAAAAGGACACGTAAAAACAGATCAATTCTGGATGAGCAAGCCGGTTGAACCAAACAAATTAGCGGAAGACTAATTCTGGAGGCGTCCAGGATGAAGCTGTCCTACTGCGGTCGGTTCGCCTTTTTGTCGCCCAAGCGTCGTAAGTCGTTTGGGCGAGCTTTCTTTTTGAGTCGGAATAACATATCCCAACGTGACGTGTAATCGATAACGTGGCTTTTCAAGCCCCAAGAGATCTCGAATTCGGAGGACCATGTTAGACTGAACGGGGACGATCATAGCAATTGGCGGCAAATTTCCTACTCTTGGAATCGTATAGGTATTTGCTACCACAAATTGAGGCTTGACATCAGGATCTTCATAGTAAACAGGACATCGAACTCCCACCCCTCCTTCTTCTGGATAAGTGAAAAGAGGATGGTCTTTGTAAATCCCGTATTCTGGATCATCGGGGAATTTTACATTCGCAAGTACATTTTTCATGCTCGATTCTGGTGGCAATCCGTATTTGGCGATCAATTGAGATTTTGCCTCCTCCAATTCATCACCATAGGCAACAGTAAGGTGCATTTCCCCTACACTGGCAAATTTTGCTCTATTTTCTTTTCCGATATCTTCATATGGATCTTCCAGAATCTCCCCTGTGGGGCCTAGTTTTTTGGGAAATATCGGATGACAATGAAACTTCTTTTTCGGATGAGGAACACAAACAAGAGCCCTGTTTTGTTTTTCAGCTTTACGACGTATTGCTTTTAGGGCTTGGGCCGTTGTGCCACGTTCGCCAAGAGGGACGTAAAGAAACGGTTTTTTGAAATGCGGAGCAGAGCCAAAACTGAGTTTTTCAGATTCCCCTGTTCCGAGAATGGTGGGCAGCTTCCCAATTGGCATCAATTCTTGTTGCTCTTGTTCTAAGAAGGCTCTAAAGTCCATGCATTATTTAGAGCCGGTCGAACTATTCTTCAAATATGGATGATTGGAAAGATTATCGCCGCGATAGTAACCTTTTCGGGACTCGTCTTTGGGAAGTTTGCTACCGATCCAGATTAAAGGATGAGAAGAAATAACATTGAACCCCAAATTGTATTCCTGCCCGCATTCTTCGCATCGGAAATTCTGGCTGCTGCCGCCCCTCGGCCCAGATACCAATTCCCCTTTCTTGCAGACGATACACAACCCAGACTCATTGATTTGATCGAGATCTTTTTCGTCAAGGAGATTCATGTTTCACCTTTAATACTCACCCTGAAACACCAAAATCAGTTTACCCATCTTCCAATCGTTTTGTGTGAACTATCAAATCCAACCATGCATCAGCGGCTTTGTCTGCGAATAGGTTTCCCTCACCATATAGTCCCAGCAATTTATCGCTAATCTCATTGTCAGTTAGTGGCTCTACACAACAAACAAGGCGTATGTTCGGATTATCAGATAGCGTTGCTGCATCCTCATCAGTAAGCATTGCATGTATTCTAGGTGGATCAAAAATACGATCCGGCAATTCGGAAACAACTTTGATGACCTCTACCGAAAGAGACTTGTACCAATCCGAAGGGGAGCCGTCTTCTGCAATTACGAGATGTTTCTTCATACTAAAAGTCACGTTTACCGAATCCTAACATAACTCACGGTGATTGCAATAACCCGCATGGGGGATATAACGAAAATCCTCCCCCTAACGGGGGAGGATTTTCTCTCCTTAATACACGAAAATCAACCGTTCTTACTTAACGGTACGCAAAAGTGTTGGGAAATTCTTCTTACCGCTCTTGCTTCTATTAAAACGATGTCCGCTGTCCTCGACCGGAAGGGCTTCTAACTCTTCTTCGGTGGGTACTGGGACGTTATCATCCAATGCCCAAAGGACACCGGACTTCTTTGCCCAACGGGCCATTCGTCTAACGGGAATAATGAGGTTGAATCCCTCACCCGCACCACGGACAACCATTCCAACATAGGCACCGTCTCTTGTGTAAACACCTCCTCCCGACGAGCCTGGGAAACTTGTGGCGGTTGTCTGGTCGAATTCGACCTTTTCTCCCGAAAGAATACGTCCAATTTGGGAGATAATTCCAGATGTCATCGAGTTGGAACCCAACTGCCCTAGCAAGCTACCAACATGAAAAACATCTGTTCCAATTGCAGGAATCTTTTTGTCTTGATAGAAGACAACGCTAGCGGCGACAAAATTGGTCTTTCGGATTCTCAGAAGTGCTAGATCCTCTTTTTCGCTGTACCGAATGACCTCCGCTAACATTTTCAATTCTCCGACGCGACGACCGTCTTCAACTAGTTCCTTGACGATATGTGCGTCATCAAATTTTACAACAACTCGCTCTGTGCCTGTTTGGGGATCAATTACTGTCTCAACAGATCGTAGTGTATCTACAACATGAGCGGCAGTCCAAACAAAATTAACCTTTACGTCCTGTCCGTTTTTCTTCATGGTTACTGTCTTAACGACTCCAGATCCTTCCCCCATACCGACATTGACAGTAACACTAATATCTTGAAGGTATTGGGCTACCCCCTCTTTGTCGGGTAGCAGCTTTTTCCAATTGACCTCAACCTTTGCGGCATCAGTCTCCGTCGTTTCCTTATCTTTTGCATACCCCAGCGAGCAGAAAAGAAATGCTACGAGCATTAGAACGATCAATTTACGCATATCTTTCTCTCCTTCATTTTGCAGTGCTTTCGCACGTTCTTGTTTGAAAATAAAAGAGTGGGAATTGGAAAATTTTACTTAGATAATAACGGGTAATAATAAGGCCCTTTTCGCCTGCGGCGAAAAGGGCCGTTTGATGACTAAAATGGACAAAATAGAAAAAGAACTCGAAAAAGAATGGCAACAAATGGGCTGGTTTGAAAAACTAAAAGTCTATTTGGTGGTGCAGTTAATGATTATTGGATTCACATTGACCTACATTTGGTGGGACATTGAGGATTATTTCAGAGGAGAAAAATGAAGGTAGAACTAGAAAGATTAGTCGAATTGAGAGTTATATCGGAAGAATTCTGTGATGAGCTTAAAACCAAGTACAACATTCATCATATGAGTGTTGCCAAGGAAGCCTTACAGGACGCGATATTTCGTGGAGCTTTGATGTCGGCTCCACTCACGGGACCACTCACACAAGAAGAAGTAGATGACTGGAATATTTTGTTTGAGTATTTCACGAATGAGCATATTGAAGAGGTAAGAAAGCAAGTCAAGCTTGAGTTTGATAGCGAACCGCTATTCTACATCTCTGAGGGGGATATTACTTGGCCCGATAGCTTTGGACCACTTTTCGCATAAACTCGGTGGCAGAAGTTGGATTGTGTGCCATCAACACATCATAGGGATTTCGACCTACTTGCAGTAATCCCTTGTAGTATTTCTTTGAAAAGACAGGTGGCAAACCAGATCTGTAATGAATGAGATTTGCCGGGAAATCGTTGTCAATCAATCTACATTCCAACGATATTGCTTTTGTCTTGTAGCTAGTAAGATGTTCGTAGATTGTTAGTAGCCATGCGGCTGTGGCGAGATCCCAATCCGCTTGGGGATTTTTGCTGATAAACCAATTCGTTCTTGCCATTACCCGATTGAAAAAATCCGGGGCGACATTTTTGAATACCATCGTTGCCCCTAAAGGAATGCTTGGCGGCAATCGTTTAAGATCGAACTTGTTCTTCTCCGCCATTTCTTCCAATTGAGGCTTGATCTTCTCTACCAAGGGAATGGTATTTGGATTATTCTGAAAGAGAATATTTACATCCGGCTCTTCCAACGGTTTTTGCAGCACCATATCGGGATGAATAACGGCAAATGGAGACTTGATGACCTTGTTGGAAAGGGCTAAGGTAAGTCCGTAAAATTTATTTAGTGGAAGATAATTGCGATTCTTGCCCAAGTTATTGTGCATAAATCTATGTTTGTGCTGGAGTAGGTTCTTACCATAATTTGGTGACTTAGGGCCATCATTTTCCGCAATAGCTATAACGAGATTGTCTTCTTGGCCGCACATCTTGAAACTTTCGATGAGAAGGTCAATCTGCCAATAGAAATAGGTGGTATTTTCAATACTAACGAAATATTGCATAACGTCTCCGCTGCAATTGTAACATAGGACATGTTATCGTGCGAATTCTGTGTTAAGAGAGTTTACACATCGGGAAGTTCTTCGAACTTCTTGCGTAATCTTTCTTTATTCAGCAAATCAACAACGGAGGATCTTTGCTTAGGGAATACTCCTTGCAAACCTCTCGCAATGATTTCTGGATGGACGCCGCCTTTATGGGAACCTCGATAGTCACAATGTTCGCAGCCCTCTCCTTGGCATCTATCGCAAGGTATCTTCTCTTGCCACTGGATTAGTTCTTTGGGATCGGGTTCAAATTCGGATAGTTTCCGTATAGACCGTGCCCATTTGGGACCGTGAAGGCTCTTGACCTTCCCTTCTTTCGTAACGGAAAAAAGATCTACCCAATCTCGGATCTGCTTGGGAGACAGGCCAGCAGTCTTCTTTTTCTTGAGGTATGTGGGAAGCATGTCGGGATCGAAATACTTCAAGTTCAAGAGATAAATGACAGCATCACGTTCTTTAGTCGGCCAACCCGTTGGGGTCTCTCCCCTCTTGGTAGATAGCACCTCTTCTACTTTTGTGACCGGATTATCTTGCAGTATCCAGGCCAGAGACAGGATCTTGTCTTTCTTGTCCCGAAGTTTAGCGGGAACTTGGAGGTTCACGTTTACATTCGGGAAGACTTTGTTCATAAGTCCTGTACGCTTATAGATCGATAAGTAACATCTTGGGTCGATGTCTGGATGAATTAGGCCTTTGAGAAATTCATCTCGTACTCGCTCTAGGGCAACTCCTTCTAGCTGTCTAAATTCTGGAATTGCATCTTCGATATCTTCGTGCATCTTCCAGCCGCTACCAAAACGGCAATGGAATCGAATGGCTCTCATTGTTCTAATATTGTCTTCCTCGAATCTATCTCGGGCTTTTCCGACTGTTTGTACTATTCCGTGTGTAATGTCATGCCAGCCCTTCTTCGTTGGATCAAATAGTTTCTTATTTTCGCCCTCTGGGTTGGTTAATTCGATGTACATTGCGTTGATGGTGAGATCCCGTCTCGCCGCATCTTCGGCAGGATTATCGACAAAATCTACGATGGCTTGACCTTCGCTCACCTTTGCATCTCTGCGGAATGTGGCAATTTCAAATTCTTGTCCATCCACGACTGCTGTGATAACAAATGGCTTTCTGCTTTTGCTGGAATCGCGGCCCGTAAGCATCCAGAGTTTTTTGTCTCCTGGTTTGGCCGGTTCTGGCTTGAATCCCAGTTCAAATTCGCCACCCTTTCCACTTCGGTCGTAGTCGAGCTTGTTGCTCTCGCCTTTCGTTGGTGCTTTGAAGTCGGCTTCGTGAAGAATGCGTGCGATTTGAGCAGGGGTGGCATTGGTAGCCAAATCAAAATCTTTAGGGGTCTTACCTTTGAGGAAATCGCGAACAGCACCACCTACCAAGAATAGAGACTTCTTGGGCATCGTAACATCTTTCGTTGTGTCTTTTGTCAGAGAAATTTTTGGGCTGTCCTGAAAAGCCTGGATGATCGGGGCAAGATTGGCTGCGTGGAGCTTGGGATTGAATCCCTTCTCAAGTGTAATAAACTCTTTTCTCCAGTCCTTCTTGCCTTCCGCCTTTTCCTCTGCTTCTTTGAGAACAAGGTAGTCTTTGAATGATTTCATTTATTCTCCTATTATTCGTATTCCTGTGCCCCTTTTATGTCTGTTCGTGGAAACATAGCGGCTATCGTCAAGGTCCTGTATGGACTAGCCCCCTCGATACGCCTTTCAATCTTGGGATTCTTGAAATCCACATATTCTGTTTGATTCCCGCCCTCTGGATCATTTACCAAACGCCACCACAGATCCCTCATAATTAGTGCTTCGGTAAATTTCTTGGCCATTTCCACCATATGGTAATCTTGTGGATTGGGATATATTGAAGGTTTTTCTTTCATTTTGGGGACAATTTGTTTGTCCATGTAATTGGGATCATCTATTCCATTTTTCATTTCTTGCTCATCCATTTGACAGTTTTTCCACAAACAGTCCAGATCTTCTCCGCAATTCATACACTCGCCCTCATACTTAATCAAAACTTGTAGCGGAAGCGTTCCATCTTTAAATACATGGGTTCGTGTCATTGTGTCCGTAGGCCACTTTTCCAGCTTGGGTATGGCCTCTGGGCTATAGCCTAATTCATCGGCAAAAAGTGATCCCACCGCTGCTGGACCGGCTGCAATCGCTTTGTTCCAAATAGATTGCACCTTCTCGGCATCGTGTCCGAAGTGGGCGGCAGGACCCCAAAATTGACTCCTATTGGCTACAAAGCCTCCGCCCGTGGCTTTCGGTCTTTTAGTACCACCAGTTTGGGCCTCTCTTAGGACAAGCCACTTCTTGAATGTTTTCATTTGTCTCCTGTCACTATTCTATGTACGATTGGCATTTGTTTTTGTGGTCCTAGATAGAATAGTTGCCTGATAATTAGTCCTCACTATTCTATATATCATATCATGAAAAAAGATGAAAAAACAACGGGAGAACTAGTAGAATCTCAACCTAATCTTCCAGCAAATCCTACTCCAAACCATCTTGATTTGGTAAGCGATGATGCATTGCTAGGAGTTTATGACGAAATCATGTCAAATCTCCGTGAAGATAGGACCCAAACCTCCGAATTATTAGACGAATTCGCAGAAATGGTCATAAACGGCGGGGATTCCTCAAATGCCAGCAAAGAAGCCCTGGTCAATCTGGTGCGACATAAACTCGATACCGCTGACAAGATGGCTAAAATTGCCGAATTGATGACCCGCGTCAAACTCAAGCAACCATACGGAGAATCAAAAGCCTATCTAAATAAGGGTAAGGATTCCGGTGGTGCCAGTGGCAATACGATCAACATTTACGATCAAGGTGGCATTAACAAGCGGGCACTCATAGATACTATCAGCAAGGCACAGAAAAAAAGAGGCACTAAATGAAAAATTATGTCATTGAAGATTGGATGAGAACGTTGAATGAACAAGATATCCCTGCGGCTGGTGGGCAACCAGATCCCTTCGGAATGACTCCGCAAACCGATCCTACGATGGCACCCATGCCGCCAGATCCAAACATCGCGAATGTGCCTCAAGGAATGCCGCCAGAAATGGGAGCGGAAGAACAACCTGCGGATGTTACTCAAGATCCAGAAGCCCCTGAAATGCCCGAAGAACAGCCTCAAGAAGACGACTTCGAAATCTGGAAGAAAAAATACTTCAAGGAATCTATCAAGGGAGATCCGAACGCACTTCTGGATGTATTGTCTCCCATGCGTGAGCAGGAAACCTTGCCGCCCTACCAAAGAAAATTTGTTGAGGATAACTGGAACATTCAACTCTTGAGACAGAATTCCAACATAGAAAAAGCATCACAGGAAATCCGTAAGGGCATCAAGGATCAACTTGACCGAAATAATCCAGCTACCACTGTTTGCGACCATATTACAACTGTTCTCGAAACAATGACGATGCTCAATACGAAGTTTATCCAAATCTTGGGATATGGAAGCTATAAGGGCGAACTTCACAGAAAGTACATCGCGGCCCTTACTGGTTCTGTTCAGGTAAGCAGCAGTCCAGATCAAGAGAATGTTATTTTCAATGAGAATGAATATTCGATTAAAATGGCAACAAGGCTCAATGCCGACTGGGGTAATCTTATATTGGGAACTTGGAGCCTGCGGGAAGATGATCCCGAGCGGTATCTATCGGAGCCGGAACTCAAACGGCTAGAAGAAGGAAGCCCAGAAGAAAAAGAGGTTCTGCGACATAGGCTCGTTATTGAGTCCGTCGCCAAGGAGTTTGAAACGCGTGCGTTTATCATCAATGTCGTTGGAGACGATGGTACAATCTATAGCCTCGGGTGGGATTTAGCCAATTCTCTCCGAGCGGCATATTCAGAAGGAAAGGTCGTCGTCAGAACTCGAAAGTCTGACAACTCGGAGGCCATGATCGATGACGATGGCAATATCCTTCCGTTTATTGACTTGAACATCTATTTCGTTAAGGAAACCGGAGAGCAAGACGAAGACGGAAATCCAGCGACAGAAGAAATCGAATTCATTCAACGTCGAGATGGAAGTCTATTCTTAACTGCTGGTTTGCAAACCATTCAAGAAGCAGCAAATGCAATGCAGGGAATGCGGTTCAAAGAGACGCCTTATCAAGGAAATCCGAGTGACCTAAAAACTCTCAAGCGTTGTGTTTATTCAGCACACGACCTAATAATGAGAACCTGCTAGGAGAACAAATGCCCAATACTTTCCGAGAGTTTGTAGACAAAAAGGCCAGAGAATCCAAGAAACGACTTGAGATCGTAGAAAAGATCCTGAAAAAGCAAGGGATGACGGTAGGGAATTTCTTAAGTGAGGATGACCCCTACATCTATTTGAAAAGCACAACTGGCGGCTTGCCTTTTGATGGGCTGAGAATCTACAGAATTGGTGACAGTATCGCTTATCGTGTACAGAAAGAAGAGAAAACACATCCCTTTGGCAAAGCATATCTTCTTGATATCGAGGGAATGTATGAAGATTTAATTTCAGACAACACAGACGAGGAGAAAGCAGGAAAGACGGTCATAAAATCGGTCGGAGAAGAGATGCGGAATTTCTTTGTTAAGAGTGTAGAAGCAGATAAAGAAGTCCGAGCAGCCGAATTGGACCGACAAACCGATCCAATGGGCAAGGCACTTAATAGCACGACAGGAACAGATTACGCTAATACGGTTCAAAACAATACTAGAACGTATTCTCCTCTGTAAATTGACCCCCTCAAGCATAAATAACTAATGATCCCTCCCTGCTCACTAGATCATGGCACAAGTACCCTATGGAGATATAACAGATCCTACTGTTGAACAACTCTTCACGTCTCCAGAGCGGGTTGGGCCATACGATCCAGGATTTGATCGAGGAGACCTGATCTCTTTCAACTATTTATATTGGAAGAACGACCCTTATCCTTTTGTTCTTATTACGGACAGACGACCAGGAACAAGATTGCGAGGAGTAAATATTAACTACTTGATGTTTCATGAAATTAAGGCCCTTCTCAATCAAAATTGTGATAGTACCTATTTTTCATACAGAATGTTTCGCCCAGCGAGTCCCTATGACACAAATCCGCTTGTAGAAGCATTCAGAACATACAAATGGGATGGAATTAGAAACGTAAGGAAATTGGATTGTAAATTCATAGCTCAAATCATGCAATTAGTCAGAAGTTTCGATCCACAAGAAATAGAGCGAATTAGGCAGCAGGTCTATGAGCAAATAAATCAACAGATCAATCCGACAGTTCCGGCTCCAGGAGAGGAGGTGGCTGAATGAATGGAGACATTACGAATCGTCTGGGGCAAGTAATCAACAGCCTGGATAATAATTTCGACACACTTAAAGGTTTGTTAGAAGCTCCCCTCGGTAAGGTAACCAAAATTGCCGATAAAGATGCCGAACTACAAAAAGAACATAAAAAGCTCATTGAAGAAATTAAAAAGCTTCTCCAAGACTATGTTGATGATTTCAAAAAACAGTTCAAGGATGCAGGCAAGTATATCCAAGATGCATCAAAGTTGGTAGCTGAGGGAAAGAAAGGTGGTCCGAGCAAGGCGTCGAAAGATTTTAGTGATATGACGGGAGCTTTGGCCGATTTGAGTGGAAAAACAGATGCTCTTACCGGAGCAGTAAAAAAGGCGGGGATCGGTGGTGTTGGCGGTGGAGGCGGTGGTCGTCGCGGTGGAGGCGGTGGCGGTCGTGGTGGCGGAGGAGCTTTTGTTCCAAGCCCTGGCGATGCAATGCAAACTGGAACCGCATTTGCCAAGAAATTTCATCTGGGTTTGCAAAAAGAAAGTAGAGCGAGGTGGTCTACGTGGGTCTATGAAATGAGCAAGGTTGTTGTGGGCGGCTATGACCCAATACAGACTCTTTTCGCAGGTGTCGTTAAAGACGAACTTAAATTCAGCCAAGAAATGCGGAAAATAGGATTCGAATTAGAGGGCATCACCGGCAATGCGAGAGAAATGCAAAAGGCATTTGCCGAAACTGGGGCGACGGTGGCTCAAACCGGAGTTCATGCCACAAAATTCCAAGAAGAGTGGCTTAAAAACATAAGAAGAGGTGTTAAAAGCCAAAAAGAAGGCATTAAGGTCCTAAAAACGGGATTAAACCTATCTACAATGATCGGAAGTGATGCAAGTGCCACCGCAGACTTGATGTATGAATGGAATATGCAGCTTGGGCTCTCGGACAATCAATTGGCTCAAGTTTCCAGAAATGTTCAAGAAGTAGCAAGGTGGACAGGTGTTACAGGCGACAATCTAATCAAAGCTGTAGAGGCTTCGAGAAAGTATGTGGAGAACATGCGTAATGCCGGTACGCTAACAGCCGCCGCAACCAAGCAAATCACAATGATGGTTGCCGAAGCTCAAAAATTAGGCATTGCGGAACAAATGCAATCGGTTCTAGACGCAGCCACTAGCTCAACCAAACTCTTCATGGAAGCCAGTGCAGAAACACAAAGACTGTTGTTTTCCGCAGCAGGTAGTGTCGGCAAAATACAAGAGCTTAGAACCGGCGAGTTGATGGCAACGCGTGGAGGACAAGCGGCATTCGCACAAGGTCTTGAAAATGTTTTGCAGCAATTCGGAACTTCATTTGACAACCTGGAGAATTTATCGGCGGATCAATTGATGAGGTTAAACTTGCGTCTGAAATCCGCATATGGCATCGAATCGGGTGAACTTGAGCGTATGTGGGAAGTCGCCAAAACTGGTTCTATGAGTCTTGGCGAAAGAATGGGCGATCTGCGTGAGCAGATGAAAAACACCAACCTCACAACGGAAGAACAAACCGCCCTACAGAAGAAAATGCAAGACCAGTTAATGAGTACTGGTTTTGAGTTTATGACCAAATTTGATGAACAAGCCCAAAAGGCCGGTGTGTCTATGGAAGAAGCGGCCACCAAGATGTTGAATAAATTAAGCCCTGATGAATGGGAAGATCTTGCTGCCTTCGGTCAAGAGCTTGGGATGAATCTGGGTAAGGGGGCCACTGCTATGGAGAATATGCAGGGAGTTGCCCTCATTACAGCCAAGAAACTAGCTGAGGCCGGGGCAAAGGATTTCACTGCTGATATCCAGGCGGCTATGTCTGGTGGTGACATGGGTCGAGTTCGTGAAATCCTTGGCGAAATGAACAAAGAACAGCAAAAGCTAGGAGTAGAACAAAAGAAGGGTGTAGATCCGATTACAGATATTGCTCAATACGTCATGGAGATCAATGAAACTCTTAGAGGGATGTCCAAAGGATTTATTCGTGGCTTAGTGGACCTAATGGGACCTTTGGGAATTATGGCTGGATTTATGGCTCCTATGGCTGGATCTCTTGGGCAACTTGTAGGTGGCGTAAGAGGATTTGTCGGCGGAGGAGGTGGTGGCCTTTTAGGAACTGTGGGAGGATTTATAGGTCGTAGAGGTGGTGCTGGAGGTGGTGCTGGAGGTGGTGGATTAGAATTGGCCGGTGGCCCTACTGCTGGTTTGACGAAAGCTTTGCCTATAGCAGCCCCTATGGGACCAGCAGAACAAGTTGCGGCTGCAATTCCCAAGGTTCCCGACATGCCTAAAATCGACATGCAGAAAATGGCCTCACAGGGAAAACAAATGCTTAAATGGGCTGCGGGCTTGGCTGTTATAATTGCCGGTATTGCGGCTCTAGCTGCCATTTTAATGATTGCCCACAAGGTTATTGTTGGTGGTATGGGATTAACTCCCATGAAGGTTTTAGAGATAGGACTAACAATTGGTCTAATTCTCGGGGCAGCGGCCCTTATATCCGTAGCAGTTATGGGTGCCGCCCAAGCCCTACAGCTTATAAAGCAAATTCCCCCCAACGCCTATGTCGATATGCTTATAGGGGCCGGTATATTGATGCTGATGATTCCGGCTATGCTTTTACTGGCGGGAGCAATTTTAGGGATGGGAGCAATTGTTGCAATGTTTGTTAGTCCTGCAACGGTTGTAAAAATTGTTACTGCTGTCACAGCATTGTTGGTTGGAGCGGGCTTAATTGCTGTTGCCGTATTGGCGGCAGCAGCAGCATTAACTGTTTTTGGATCATTTGTTTATCTTGCTGGCCCACTGGGGGCTGCCGCTGTTATAACACTAATGACTATCGGAGCCGGTGTATTATTACTAATGATTCCAGCTATGCTTCTGTTGGCTACAGCAATTTTGAAAATTAGCCAAGCACTTGCTGTAGATCCTAGTTTTGCTGACCAAGCTGTTAAAAACGTTACGGCTCTCTTTATGGCTGCTGGAAAAATAGCTGGTGCTGTTTTGGTAGCAGCAGCAAGTTTGACGGTCTTGGGAATTATGTCGGTTTTTGCAGGTACTATATTACCGTTCATGATGGCAGGAGCCATCGCTTTAATGTTGTTGGTGCCCGCGATGATTAAATTAGGGCAGGCCGTTATAATGATTGCCAGCATGGTCGATCCAGGAATTGATGCTGCTAAAAAGGCCGAAACCATCGGAGAAGTTCTTAAGGCCGCAAGTTCTATAGCTTGGTCGGTCGTTAAAATGGCCGGTTCTTTAGCCGTATTGGGGGTTCTGGCACTTTTTGCGGGCACTGTCGTTCCACTTATGGTTCTCGGGGCGGCTGCTCTTCTTCTATTGGCCCCAGCTATGCTGATGTTATCAACCGCACTTGTAAAAATTGCACAAGAATTTACGGCACTAATCAGTCTTGAAGAGGCCGAAGAAGTCAATAAAGGATTAACCGCTATCTTTGACATAACATGGAAATTAACAAAAGCCGTACTCTTTTACGCTCCAATTATCGCCGCATTGGGAGCTTTCGCTTTTACGGCGGGAGTAATGGCTATTGCCATGATGTTAGGGGTCTCTGTATTGCGAATGCTTACCCCTCCAATTGTTATGTTCATGGAAGCTGTGATCGATATAGGCAGAAAACTGGCGGGAATAGCTGATCCAGAAGAGGCAAAGCAAATTGAAAGTTCTCTGACGGACTTAAGTCAAATAGCTAGGGCACTAGCGGAAACGACAGATGTTTTTGTCGAATCGATTCTGCCACTTGTGACTCCAGGGTGGTTTTCTGCATCTCCTGCCGCTCAACTTAAAAAAGCAATGCCAATGTTTCAAGGACTATTCTCGGAGATGGGGTATTTCCTCAAATTCGGGATAATAGCACCTCTAAAGGGATACTTCCCATCCGAAGACGAGGTAAGCGAAACAGTTCCTAAAATTCAAGGCATGGCAAGAATCTTGTCTAACCTCAAGCCGATTATGGACTTCATGACTGAGGTTGTTCTTGAATGGACGAAGAAAAGTTTATGGACAGGTGAATCTATTGGTAGCAAACTCAGCGAAATGATGCCGGAATTTGAGGAAATATTCTGGGAATTGGGTCGCTTTCTTTACATGGGGATTATCAGACCAGTTGGGGTATGGTTCCCAGATGAAGAAGAGGTAAAGAGTGCGGGAAGTAAGGTAGCCAACATGTCGTCAGTGATCCAAAAACTAATGCCATTTCTCCAAAATCTATCCGAACGTATGCAAGAATTGGCGGGTGGTGGTGGATGGTTCTCATCTTCAATCATGGAAGAGCTATCTTCACTGACGCTCCAATTTGCCAGTTATTTCGAGGGCATAGCGTGGGCTCTAAAGATAGGAATTATTGACCCGATCAATGAATATTTCCCTGACACGGAGCAACTAGAAGCAGCAATTGCCAAACTAGACCATCTAACAACAATAATGGGAAGCATTGCAGACGTACTTGATGCATTGGGTGCGGTAATGAATAAGCTCAAAGGAAGTGAGCTAGAAAATATCGAGGGGGCCGGTGAAAAGATAAATGCGGCTTTAGGTGAAGTATCGGCTCTTCAACTGGGAGCGTTCGAACCAGGAAAAGCCAGAGAAGGCGGTCGTTTGGCAATGGCCGGGGACCTTGCCAAAGTTGAACTAGGAGGCGGTGCGGACGCAGCGGCCAAACGAGAATTGCGAAGAAAAACTCTCCGTAATCTACAAGGTGGCGGAGGCGGCGGCAAAGGAGGAATGGGAGGCTTTCTACAAGATGCTCTAACATTTGGTTTGTTCGGTCCAATCGGTCTTCTTACAAAGAAGATGTTCTTTGGGAGAGAAGCACAAAAAACTGTGCGAGATATTCAGACCAATAAGGCCGAAGGAGAAGTTGTACAAAAGAAAATACTGACAAGTGTGTATGACGAGGGTATAAACAAATTTAGTGAAGAAACAAACAAAACATCCAAAGACAGCAAGAAAAAAGCTCAATACAAGGGTCGCGAGTCTAAGAGTTTTGTTGAAAAGGCCATATCGACCATCTTTGGAGTAATTGGTGGTGCTTTGCCATTCTTTGATAGTAAAACAAGAGAACTCGAAAGAGGCGGCCCAGGTGGCAGAGGCGGCCCAGGTGGCAGAGGCGGAGCTAGAATTCCGGGAGCCGCTCCTACAACCGCAAGGCTTACTCAAGCCGAACTAAAAACAGTATACGAACAAGAATTGGCAGCAAAAGCTCGTTCTCCAGGCGAGCAAATGATGTGGAAAAAAACCGTAGAAGGCGAGATTGTTCCCACTATAGCCGCCCTAGAAAGAACGCTTGTAAATTTGGAATCCGCCCACATAGAAAATCGCGAGGCCGGTCGTCGGCAACTCGCCAGAATGGGAATGAATGAGGAACAATTAAGAAAAGCTATTTCGGAATCACAACAAGTCAATAAGAGCGTAGATGAATCTGTTAAGAAAGCTACGGAAACTCAGATTAAAAGCGCGGACCAGTTTGAACGATGGGAAGCACAGGGGCAAGCTCTTGCTAGGGGGGCCACGCCACAACAGGCGGCAAGAATGACTGGCAGGGGTGTGGAAGAGAGCGGATTGAGTTTGCTGGAGCTACAGCGAAAACATGCTCCCGAGAGTTACAAAAATATCGTTGGGGCTATGCGGGCTCACAAAAAAAACAGACAGGAATATCTCAGAAAACTTGAAAAAGAAAGGCAACTGTCGGAACAAACAGTTGGACTTGAGAAAGCTGTCGTAAAGGAGAAAAGCAAACGACAACAGATAGATGAAATAAACGCTGAATTGGTACGCGAAAACACAAAATTTGCTTTGAAATCTAAGGAAGAACAACTAAAAATATCTACCATGAAATACGAAGGTGGATACCGAGCAGGGGGCATAAAGGTTAAAGGCCCAAGAGCTATGGCCGCAGGAGGATCATTCATCACTTCTGGTCCTGAACTGCTATTTGTAGGGGAGTCAGGGGCAGAAAGAGTGAATATCGAACCAGCGGGAGGTGTTCAGCCAGCCCAACCAATACCTCCGGGCGGAATTAGAGAAACAATGATGCGGGAGAAGGCCAGTGTCGAAGCAGGAACTCCGACACTAAAGGCTGATGAGTTAGCAGGAATAGAAGATGCTACCAACACACAAGTTGGGCAATTATCTCAAGTAATAGATGGAATCTTTGAATTGGTCGATCTTATGAAGCCCAGCACCTCTGTGATCGGGGCCGCTGCTACTGCTCCTACTTTAAGCACCAGAAACAAAACTTTACCGGTACAATCCCCACAATATGGAGTTTGGAAGTATGGAAAGCCCAGCGGTACACCAAATAGAAACCTCATAAATGATGGAATGTAAGGAGTCAAATGCCAAAAGCTACTTTTGATGGCGGACCTTTAAAGCCGATAGCAGGTTGTTATATAATAGTTCCTCTCGAAACCGGTAGTGAACGAAAAATAACATTCAATATTTTACCTGATATATCTGACCAAAAGGGGGCAGCTTACAACGATGAAACGGTTATCGCCCGATCATCTCCCCTTAAAACATATTCCACGTCAGAAAATAGGTCCCTTAGTGTTGGGATGCACTTCGTTGTAAGCAGGCCATCAGATGTTTTTACGCACCTGCAAGATCTTAGGGTTATTCAAAGTGCTGTTTATCCTAGAGAGGGTTTTGGAGTGCCTTTTGTACCACCTCCAATTTGCCGAATTAGATGCGGAGAACTTCTATCTTCGGGAGAACTTTGTGTCGTTCTTAAGAGCTATTCTGTTAAATTCCCTACCGATGCAGCTTGGGATGAGAATATTTTTACTCCGTTTAAGTTTGACGTGGATACTAGTTGGGATGTTGTCTACAAAACCGAAAGGCTACCTGGGCAGCAGAGAATATTCCAAAGCGGAGGATAAATGGCCAACAAAATAGAAATATCGAATGTGGACAACAGCACGGTTGTGACAAGCACCAGTCGCTACGCGGAAAGTGCAATTCTATACTATGGCGATGAAAACAAGATAACTTTTGAAACCTACAAAAGAGAAGAAATTCCCGTCAGTGAGGGAGATCGATTCACCGTGATTACACAACCGTATAGACCCGATTTGCTTTCTCAAGAAGCTTACGGCAGTCCCGATTTTTGGTGGAAAATCATGCAGGCCAACAACCTTTGGGATATTTGGGATTTCAAGGCCGGGGTAAATGTGAGATTGCCCGAAAACATTTTCTAGGAGATAGAGTGACTAATTGTTTAAAAGGATGTATCAAAACGTTCCAATGCGAGCCCCTCAATCTCCCTCTGCAAGATGTTGATGGGTCTAAAGACGGGCCAACAATGGCTCCGTTCGTGAGAGCAAAATTCAGCAATGGAAAAATTGAACTAACAGTAGGTAATAAATCCGCTCCCCAGCGAAAAAACGATGCTGTTATACGAAGTTTCGAATATGGACATACAGATGGAATGGAACTAAAATTTGAAGTTTTGGATGAAAGAGGCTCCATATTCAATGATTTTGTTAATGGCCTCGCTAAATGTGCAAAAAATGCAAGTTCCGCAAAAGTAAAGGTCGAGGTTACTTTTGGATGGATAATTACCGATTGTTTCACCGGAAATCACAGGGTAATTGAAACTCCTCATCCACTAGTCTCATTTCCTGTTGATCTTGATGTTAATTACGCCGAGGGGAAAATAAAATACAACATAACGTGCAAAGATCCATTGAACTCCCTGTTTGGCACGCGAGAAGACTGTATAGAGGGATCAGACGATCAAAAAATGCACCTCGAAGATGCCATCCGACAAATTTGCAATAAAGATCCCAAATGTGAAGTCGAATTTAAAAGAATAGAAAAAAATGGAGACGATCTTGGAAATCCAATATCGTGGGAAAAAGGAAAGGGCAAAGGAGGCCCATTGGATAGATGGCCCGCCATGAGTCATGATCGATTAACCACGATAAGGAGTTGGATAAATAAACATCCTTGTGAAGGGGAAGATCCAGGAGTTAGAATCTATATGGACACAGCCGACCAAAGCGGCAGAAAACTTCTTGTGGTTCAAAGCTTAGATGAGGGTCGAAAGTGTCAAGGATTTGCCCCTTCTTTAGGGACATTTATCGTCAATGGCGGAAAATGTAGTAATGTATTGGAATTTAGTCCAAAGATGAATTGGACGGGAGGATTTGGGGCATTTGGTTCCGGTGGTGGTACAGGGGGGCCAATGAGTGGGAAAAGCTCTTTTAAGGAAAAGGGAGGGAAGAGCAAAGTAGAAGAAAAACACGATAATAAAGATAGCTGTATGAGTGGGGGGCCTCAAGAAGCAATCGTCACCGACCAAACAAATCAAAGTGTATATGGTGAAAACGCCGTCGAAAAAACAAATAAGGCCGAAAGACAACACGCAGAAGCCAATCGCATAAATGAACAATATTTTCCTATAGAAGCAGAATTGCGAATTATTGGAGATCCCCGCAAAGATTATATAGATCCCACCAATAAAGGTGCTTTGACGTGTTCGATTGTTGCCATAAATCCATTCCATATACGTGGATCGGTTGGAAAATTCCAACCCAATGAAACATGTGGAGACTGGTTGGCAAGACCTGGGTGTAATGATGTGCTAACAAGTAGAAAATGGATGGTTAGAGGGGTTAATCACTCTATTAAAGAAGGATCGTATGTAACTACGCTCAAGTTATTTCTAGAGACCCCAGGAATAACAGAAGAGGAAAAGAAACTAGATCCAGCAGCTAGACAAGAATTGAAAAACTTATGTGACGGGCAATAAACAAATGGTAAATCCAATCACTGCCGATATGTCTATGCGGGACGTTATTGACACTCTCCTTGAAAGAATCGAGGTGATGGAGGGTCGATTTTCTGAATTGGGCTTTACTACCAAAACTTTAGTTCAGTCAGAAATCAAAACTCGCTGGAAGGTTCCTGCTCAAGCCACCACTTTGTTCGGAGTCCATACCGCGATTTGTGTCGATACAATAGATCCTTGGAAGCAAAACCGAGTTCGCTTTTTCAGTCCCTTGCTCAATAGCCCAAGTGCTACCACGAAGCAACTTGACTTTGCTTATCCGATATCATCTATGGGTGGAATCGATGATTGCGGACTCACTTGGGTGCCACCCGCTGGTTCGAAACTTGTACTCATATTCGAACACGGCGAAAGACGTATGCCATACTATATTGGTACAACTTGGGATAGAAATATCGGACCAACAGGCAATCACAATTGGGTTCCGAAAGGTTCCAATATTGCGATGGAAGAGTACAATGAATTATTCGAGGGGAAACGAGGTGGATATTTTATTGGGAGGAAAGACGGCTCAGAAAATCTGCCTCCCTGGAATACAAGCAACTATAATGGTAAGGATATCGATTCAATAACTGAATTTGATGAAGATCCCGAAGCACAACAAAAGATCACCTATCCTCACATGTATGGATGCAAAACTCCTCAGAAACACATGTGGGTGTTTGTAGATGGAAATTACAAATGTAACCATAGATGGTCTAGGGCAGAACTTATGACGGGCGGGGGAAATTGTCTGCTCTTCAAAGACGATCATCTACATCCTTCCGGGCAATGGTTAAATCCAAAATGCGGATGTGGAGGAGGAGATGTTAGTCTATGTAATGACCAAAATGGTAAACCAATAGGCAATGCTTTCTTTCAAGATGAAACGCCTAAGTGTGCTAATCCCTACCATAAACATCAGAGTGAATGTAGGCCATACAAGGGACCCGGAACTCCTCAAAACAACAAAATAGATCTCGATCAAACGGGATGGGGCCTAATTTCTCAAAGCGGCCATTATTTCTACGGAGACGACAAGGTTGAAGAACCAATAGAAGATCCTGCGGATTGGAGAAGCCGAGGGGAAAAATTCAGTTTCGGCAAACATAATAAGTTTCTTGGAGGAACAGGGTGGTATTCTGCTACCGGGCATTTTATAAAACAGAGTGATACCGAGAGTGATGATGCGGAGATTAGAGATGATGAAAATGGAATTTTCATTCGAACCGCATGTGGTAACTTTGCAGAATTTAACGATCATACCGCAGGGAGAAATCAAGCAGGAAAAAAACGCGGAGTCCATATCGGTAGTACCTGTGGGCACACCCTAGATCTGTCTGATGTAGATAATCAGCAATCCAAGGAACGAAAAGAAGGAGGTGAACCGAGCCCTACAGCTAAAAATGCCTTTATTAGAGCAAGAACTGGTTATGGATTAGAAGTAATGATGGGAGATTGGTACGACCAAAAAGATTGCAATCGACAATTTATCCAACTCCTTGCTCCACAAAAAGGGGTCTGTGCGGGTCCGCATATCATCCGAATCCAGGAAGACCCAGATGGTGGTCAAATTGGAATTCGGGCAGCGGGAGACTTTTTCTGCCACACTGAAAGGGATCACTACACTGTCGTAGGAGGTGGAGATAAATCAGCCGTAGGTGCTGGGGTGCTGAGGAGTCCGACACAGGTCCCAACAGAGCTAACGAAATTCTGTGAGGGCGGTTGCTATGGACCTAGAAATAAAATCACCGTTGTTAGTCGTCACACTCTACATTATTCGTGTGAAGCATATGTAAATGCGGCTGACTTACACCTGTTCGTTGCAGAAAGCCGCATTTTATTGTTGGCCGGTAAGGATGCGAAAAGTCCAAGGACAGGAGAATGCGGGCCTACGATGTGGCCGGTTTGCGTTTTGCAGGGTAGTCGAGTAGTGGCAAGTGATAGAGTATTCGCCTCTGCGTCGGGGAAAACCGGAGATGATCCAAGCAAACCTCCGCAGGTTGTTGGTATTTTTAATCTACAACCATTTCAGAGTAATGACACCGTTGATTTTGGTTGTTAAGGAGACATATGGAATTTTTGGGGGCACCTTATCCTATAGTAAAGCACGCCAATGGACTTCTCCATACTCAGAGAGGAACTAATCAGGTCAAATCTGATTTATTAGCTTTGCTTTTGACGAACCCTGGGGAGAGGGTAATGCTCCCAGATTTTGGAACTCCGTTGAATAGATTGTTTTTCGATCCAAATGATTTGGAAATCGCGGAGACAGCAAGAGATATGATAGTCACTGCAATCGAGGCATGGGAGCCACGAATCGTAGTTTCGGAAATACAAGTCAATGTGAACAAAGAAGATAGCATCAGCCCCCTAGATCCAAAAGACGATATCGAACACATTCTTTTGATAAGAATCAATTTTAGTGACTTTGATAATATTCAAGAGGTACAAGAACTAAGACTAGAAGTGCCTCTTGGAGGAACATAATATGCCTGAAAATTGTCCACCAGAAGTACAGCCTCTCGCACAATCAGAGATACTGCAAAATCCCAACGTATTCAATTTAAACTACACGAATCAAGATTTTTGGTCTATGAAGACACGGCTTGTGGAGTTTATCAATGAACGTTTCGGAGAAAATGGAACAGTCATACCGAACGCTTTTAATGATCTAGTTGAATCATCAATTGCCATTATGTTGATTGAAAACTGGGCCTTTCTGGCTGATACGTTGTCTTTCAAAATGGATCAAATAGTCAATGAATTATTCATAGACACCGTTACTGAACTTGAAAATGCGTTTCGTCTATCCAAACTTGTTGGATTCGAGCCAACTCCTCCTATTCCCTCTAGATCTCTCTGGACGGCTACCATATTCAACACCCTATTAAATGATGTGGCTCTTGCTGCTCCTGTTTTGGTAGACCTGACAGTAGACGAAGGTCCCATAACGATAGAGTTATTTCCGGCAGACCCAAATAACAATCCGATTTTTGACGAAGACATCATTATTCCTGCGGGTAGTTTAGTGAACCAGAGCATAGTTGGATTAGAAGGTCGAACAATTATTGATGCCTTCACGGGAAATGGCGAAACCTTGCAGAATTACGAACTTACAAATCCCTCCGTTATATTTGATTCAATTATAGTAAAAGTTGATGGTGTAACTTGGGATAGGGTCGATTTCTTTACAGATTCTCAACCTCGTAGAGAATATAGGGTAGAATATAACTCAACCTATACGGCATTCATTATGTTTGGCAACAATCGTGCCGGATTGAGCCCATCTGTGGGATCGATAATAGAGGTAACCTATAGAATTGGCGGAGGCACCAGAGGAAATATCGTAACAGGGTACGTAGAAACACAGCGACAAGCGGTAGTACAAGGCCTAGATTTTTCGGTTCCTGTTGGCCTTAGAAACTACACAAGGGGAGAATTTGGCTACGATGGGGACACGTTGGAAGACATTCGACGCAAATTGCCTGAATGGTTAAGAACCCAGGACAGGGCCGTGACAGGATTAGACTATAAGACATTGGCTGACCAATTTGCCACCCCATATCACGGGCAAGTCGGGAAAAGTACTGCTGTTTTGAGACAAAGTGGATGTGCCGCTAACATTGTTGATCTTTACATCCTGGCGAGGGATGGATTTACCTTAATTCCTGCTGGAGATGAACTTAAGGCTGATCTTTTGGACGAATTGGACGAGAAAAAGATGCTAACAGACCATGTTTGCATCAAAGATGGCACAAAAATCCTTGTAGACATTTCGCTAGAGGCCGTAACAGATCGTTTCAATCGGAAATTCGAGCAGGAAATCCGCACGAATATTGAAAGAAGGGTAGATTCCTTCTTCGATCTAAATAACTGGGAATTTGGGCAAACTCTTCAAGCTAAAGATCTAACTAAAGCTCTGGCTGATATCGGGCAGGTCCAAAGCTACGAGATTACTTTCGTCACGAATGACGAGAACAATTCAGGCACAATTATCACAGCCGAATTTTTCGAGATAATCCGACCAGACGAGCTAACAATTTCATTCGTATTCACATGATAAAAACAATATATGAATCACCCACGATAACCGATACGATTCTGTTCGAGTTACTGACAACAGATTCAGATGGATGTCCATTGACTCCATACAAAGTCGATAGGGTAACAATTTACTTCGCAGAACGTGAGTTTACAAGTCAAAACTACACGTCGTATGACAATACGCTCATAGAGCCCCGATTACTCGAAGAATACGAGGAGGCAAAGAGAGCCGCCTGTGATGATCCAACGGAAGCGAATCTCAAGGCTTTGGCTGATGTCGAAGAGCAGATAGAACTGACAAAGAAGGTTTCTACCTTCTATTACAAACACGCAGTTCCAGTTCAAACCTTTGGATTCCAAGACTCGACGGGAGAAACAGAAGACTTTCCTGCATGGCTCAATCCAGACAGCGTACCACCAGATGAAAGAGAAAAGGTAAAAGAAGACAACATTCTCACACAGGAACTCGACGATGATGGAGATCCCATAGACGGGAAATTCAACCTAATCTGGGAGCCTTTGGGAATGCAAGAGGGCGACTATTTCATCTGTTGGACCTGGACTCCTTACGTAGCTAGCGATACGATAACAGCCCATTTGCCGTTCTTTTTGCTGGGTGATTCGAGACTCACAACGTCAATTCCCACGCACTTCACAGATCCAGAGAAGTACGAAACTTTGATGGAAAGATATCTGCCGGAAACTTTTAAGAGAAGACTCGCCTCATCCGATCTTAGCCCCGAGGTTCTTCAAGAACTTAATAATTCTGTGGCGGCGGGTTTCACTTTCCTGGAAGATTTGGCAAACCAGATTGTCGATATGGTCGATGCCAACGTCACAAGGGAAAACTTTCTCCCCGCTATGGGCAATCTGTTTGATTTGCAGCTTAAAACCGCCGACCCGACACTTTGGCGGCGACAGATCAAGCAGGCAATACCCACCTACAAGAAAAAGGGCACCTATCAAGGTTTGAGTGATGCCTTGGGAGCAGCGGGTATGTCGCTCCAGAAATTCACGCGACTTTGGCAGGTTATTTCCCCTTACACATGGCAGGATTATTTCGATGTGGCGGAAGACCAAATAGAATTTACCCTATGCAAGAATGCCCTTCCACTAGATCTCGACAACTTTGAACTGTATTGGCGAGGCGTCGATGATGAAAATTGGACAGAATTAACATCGGACTATATCGATTTTGATGATACCAACGATTCATTCACCTGGATTGGGGATCAACTTTCCGTAGAGCCCATCATTTTGGAAACAGGAGATTCGATCAGGATAATCTACAAAATAGTCGAGGTTCCAGGAAGCACAGAACAAGCCATTGAAGATTATATCCGTAGTTTGCCATTAGCAGATCTAAGAGATGAAAGAGATCAGTGCTATCCGCCCAAGAACTGGAACGTCAGGGTAATTGAAGAAGACGACCCGATGTTTGATTTGGTCATTCCCATCAGGCATCCTCTACATGACCTTCTTATATTCGGCATGATCCGAACAGAATTCCCCTATTCGGAAAATGTCTATAATATGGAAGAATACAATGGCAGTACGAGGGAATCCACGAATCCGTGCCATATTGATAAGGCTTTTATTGATCCTTGCACGAACTGCTTGGGAAGCAATTACAGTGTCGATATCGAGGTCGAGGGATTGGCAGACGACAGGATCGTAGAGGCCCAGAATACTCTGCGGGATTTTGTTCCTTTCCAAGCTATTCTCCATTCGATCAATTTTACAGGAGCAATCAATGAATTTGTAAAGCCTCCTGTTGAAGAAATTAACGTGCTGATTCATATGCGTGGAGAAGAAATTGTATTGGCAGGAGAAGGGCAATACATCTTCAATCGAGTAGTCCCCAACGAAACAACCCTGGCGATACTTAAAAGAACAATGCTGGCGGATATGGAGAGTAAGGTGACATCGGCCAGTGGGACAGCATACAACGATTATGTTGCAATCTATTCGCCAGGATCTACTACCAGAGGAGATGATGCTCAAGGCGGCTTTGAGAAATTCGATGAATTACCGATCAACACAGAAAGTGTCAGTGGGACTCCCTTGGATAATTCGAACTGGCTTGAGATTTTTGCCCCACACGTCCTGGCAGGGGATTATTCGGTAAAAGATCCAGAGGACTATTCGGCTGTAATTGCCGCATCCAATCCAGCCTACACGGAACCAGTAGACGAGAGCCAATTTACATTCAGACTATCTAACAAAATACTTGAAGAAGATCCTGTGAATATCAGCCAAGATGATGTATTTACTTTTAACGATTCCGCCGTAGATTTCGCAGAACTAGGGGTAAAAAGCCAATGGGATAAGGAGTATACAGAATATACAGGAAATCCTTGGGAACTAACCATAACGTCCAGCGGTTACAGCACTTACGAAGTGATAAATGTGCTTCCAGATGGAATTCTCCTGATAGAAGATGATGGAAGTCTACCCACATCCGACACAAGCGGTCTAACCTGGATTATAAAGGATGATGGAGGCACCACCCGTGCCTCTGGCACGGGTGGTGCCCTTTCTGTACGTCGTCGCGGAAGGGTGGACTTTAGACCTGGAAGTGTTGCTGTACCGATAGAAGATATTAGAAATTACATTAAAATTGGCGATTACCTTCTCTACAGTGGGACACAGTATAAAATCATCGGTTTTCACGAATCGGACGCACATCAATGCTACATTAGCGAGTACACAAGTGGCGACGTAGCTGGAGTCACAGTGAGTGTTTATCGTCGTTTGATCGAAAACGCGATAGGGCAATTTGGCTATAAAGGTCTCCGACTAGAGACCCTTGTGGATCATGAGACGGGGCTTCCGATTACAAATGGAGTCAATGCTGCTCATCTACCGGATGGCAGCTTGGACGCATCAGAGAGCAGCAAATTCAAGGAAAACTACCTAATTCTAATTGGTACGGATTACTATGCTATTGAAGAAATCGATGGCAAAATCATTACCCTGGGTGGTCCTCACAATGATTGGAAGGTGGCTGGGACTTCGGTTACCTACGATATTTACAGATTCGTAAATCAGCCATTGAGCATTCCAGAGCGATCCGAGCCATATGTCCCAGGACATGATTTTGATTTCGTAGATCGTCGGGGCAAGGCGATAATCGAGGTAGAAACGGAGACAGCGACACCGATGGCATTAAATGTTCATATATTGAATGCCGCAAAGAACCGACCAGACGAAATGTGTGATATTGTTCGTCAGACAGAATCCATTAGTTGCGAGATAGAATACGCAGATGGGACACAAGATGATATGGAGGTATAGTGGAAGATACTATCAAATTGAAGGGTGATATTGAACTAATCATAGATCGAAAGGATGAAGAACAGGAAATCATCTGTTTTCCTAACACGATCTTGCTCAAAGGGCGGCAAGCTATAGCGGCCAGTTTGGGGAATGAATTCGGGAACGAGTACAACTACTTCATTACGAGGATGTTGTTTGGAGATGGCGGAACAAGTGGCGACGGACAGCCCAAGTTCGTAGGAACAGAGCGAACCGGTCTTTTTGGTACAACTCAGGTAAACAAGCCCGTCATAAGTACCATTGATCCTACGAATGCCACTCAAGTTATCTTCACTTCGGTCATTTCTTACAGCGAAGGCAACGGATTTGTTCTAAATGAAATGGCTCTCCAGATGAACAGTGGCGATCTTTACAGCATGGCTACTTTTGGAGGGATAACGAAGACTTCCGTGATGCAACTCACCTGGAACTGGCGACTAAGCATAATATGAAGAAGTTCAAATTTGAAATACAAGAAGTTTACGATCCCGATACGCAAGCACAATACCGCGTGCTGGTGATAAATGGAGAGGTTTTCGATTGGGGCGTAAATGATAGTGATTTGGCGAATGCCAAGAAGCTATGCGGCAACGATCCGTTTTTCAAAAAGAGCATTCAGGGAGATATTTGCCGATTTTTCCTGAATTGCTTGTCGGAGGTGTTGGAGACAGAAGTCACTCTTGGACAGGTGAATGAAGCGTTAAAGCAAGGGTATTTGGAATGTTGATTGAAGAGACCGACAAGCGTTTTTACATCAAAGAATCGACGGTTACCAATGCCGGATTGGGTCTATTTGCAGCCGAGGATCTTAAAAAGGGGGATTGGCTAGAAATCATAGGTCCTCAAGTAAAGGTTGGCTCTATTGCCGACAAATGCACCCACTATGCAGACAAATACAAATTTGCCGCGACAGGAAAGGTCGTTAAAGGCAAACAACAAGTTCATTTTGATCGCAAGATTGTCCCTATGGGATATGGAGGAATAGTCAATCATGCCCCGAGGCCCGAGCTTCAAAACGCGGCAATTGACTACTACAAGGGGCCTAGACGCAATACTGCGGCTGGGCAGGCGATCTACAGATTTTTGCGTAATATCCGCAAAGACGAAGAAATTCTTGGCAATTATGGCGAAGAATGGATGAGGGTTATGGATTGGGCCGAAACAAAGGCAGAGGATATAGGAGATGAATGGGAAACCTTTTTGTCATTCAACCTATATAATCTCAAGGAACTGATGTCCTTTTAGGAGAGCAAAATGCCAGAAATTGATCTAATACAAGACGTACTTTATAGTTCAGCTTGGCCTTACCATGTCCATTACGACAATCTTCCTCTGCGGAATATCCTCACCAGAATTGATTTGATAAATTCCCAAGTTGATATCAATGCGGATATTCTTCGTAATTCCATTGGAAGTGCGGGAACATTGGACAATCGGCTCAACCAGTCTTTAGAAGATAGCGGAGACTTGAAAAGTTCTGCTATTGATGATGCGATGCACAATATCGCCATGCATACGGATGGAACTGATGGAATCTCCACCACGTATGTTCGGATGAAAGAGTCGGAGAGAGACAAGCTGGATTTGATTCAATCCGAAGCGAATCTTTTGGATCTGGAAATTCAATCTATCTCCACCACAGAAACACTGACGACTGGGACAGCTAGATTTAGGCATTCTGATACGGTGAGCTTTTCGCTTGATGCTCCCGACATTATCAAGGCTCATACGATTTTTCCGCCTGATGCCGCCCACCAGCACTTTTTTGATTTGGCCCCGGCACATGCTACTCCTTCATCGCCCGATTACAAGAACTATAAGACCACTTCTTTAGGAACCGCTTTCATGACCGATACTTTGAGGGTCTATGTAAACGGTATCCGTTTGAGTGCAGATGAAGCGGTTTATGTCTACGATGGCTCAACCGGGCCTGATGGGACATGGACTCTGACTTACGTTGCATCGACTACTCCTGCGTCCGGTTTGTTTAGTTTGAACCGTGCGTTGGATTCGTCCGATGTCATTAGAATAGATTTTGATAGGAGCCTAGCTCCATAAGGTAAAAAGTGACTCAGTTCAAAGCAAAAGAATTGAGTTTCGGTTTTGTTATCGTATTGCCTGAGTACAATCCTAATTTACTCAAGAGTACTTTTCGGTCTATTAAAAATCGATATTGGAATGATCCGCCGATTACTTGTGCAGTAGGCAAACAGACAACAGCCGCCGAACTCAAAGAGATAAAAGAATTATGCCCCGCAAATCGCGGGAAAGACACCTTCACTTCTCTCATCAATACCGGCATCAAGAAAGGCCACAAAGAGTGGAATATCATCCTGATGGCCGGTAGCCTAGTCCGACCCAGATTAGATCGTCGGTACGGATTCTGGATCGAGGATGAAAAGGATGTCCTTTACCCGCTTGTGGTCACCTACAGGGCAGTTAATCAGAAGATGCTGCCTATGAAGATTTGCAATGAATTCCATGATGCCACATTGAATGGGTTGTGTATCCATCAAAAGACATTCAAAGAAGTGGGAGATTTTAGTAGCAAGAATCCCATCGAAGTAGCTAAGAAGATCTGGGCTCTAGATGCTGCCCAAAAGGGAGTGAGATTCAAAGCTGTCTTGGGAGCTAAGATGTGTTAATTCGATGGCTTCGGCTGTCTTCGATGTATTTCCTAACCAAAATCCATCCCTCATCAAGCTCCAGTTCCCCGTTATCTAACATGACAAGTTGTTCAACAACGCCTTCGACGTTTTCGAAGACATGATTTAATTCAACAACATCGAACAACCAGCGAGGAAGATTATGCAAGCCGCCCTCGCAAATAAGAAATGTCGGCTTATGCTGTTCTTCTGCGACATAGATTTCATTTGATGTCCCCCATTGGGGCACACGGGGATCTATCAGGGCAACCAAAAAGTCAGAAATATCGACAAATCGGAGATCGTAATGCCGATACTTACGAACATATTTTTTAAGCTCCTCGAACTTGCCCGCTTTTTGAAGTTTGATTTGGTAGTCTTGGTTTTCACCAATACGCATGTCATCAGGTCCAGGCTTATCCGTGGGATCGATAGGATCTATGTCCAGACCGGATTCTCGAATGAGTCTAATAAATTTCCTCCGCCATTCTACCCCGTGGTCTGCGACGAATTCCATCGCACCCGATAGGTAGACAACCGCCTTATCAAGAAGTCCCATTTTGTTTCCTCCTACTCTATTATGCTAGAGTACTTAAAGATCCCTCATTGAAAAGTCAGAGAGGCCAGAAATACCACTAGATTATTATCCAATAGGAGCCCAAAAATGTCAAGCGAGATTCTCCCAGAACTAAGGTCTATTTTAGAAGAGAATAGAGTGGTAAATAGACTTAGCTTTTTTCAAATGAAATATTTCCTCATCGGAAAAGAACCCACAATACAGGCAAGATTACGACTGTGTTTGAACGAACTTTCTTCCAGAAAAGAGTCATTGGAGCATCTTGCCCTTGCCATCGAGGAACAAAAAGACGAATTGCGGCTAAAAGAGCTTGAAATCGAGCAGGCATCATCGGAATTAGCGGAAAATGAGCTAAATAAAGAGTGCCAAGAGTGCCAAGAGTGCCAAGAGATTAAAATTCGGAAATTGGAACGCAAGAGGAAAAAGGCCGAATTGAATCTCGAAAGTTTGTATAAAACCTTGCGGGAAACGGAAGAGGAAGCCAAATTTTTCCTAGAGGCTTTCAAGGCCCTCGAAAAAGCCGAGCCCCTAAAACCGTTCGATGATTATGAGTCAAATCTGAAACTTTGGGACGAAAGATACCGGGAAGAAGTACATCTGAGATTACTTACGCAAAAACCACTAGACCTACAACTTATGAAAAGCATCCTAGCCCTAGATAGAGAAGCCCCGGTTCGGAAGGAACTTACGGAAATGTTGCTGCAAATCGAGGCCGAAGCAATCGAGCGGCAGAAATTACTGAACAAAAAGGAGGATACATGCCAGAACGAGTCTCAAGCTTAGACGAAGGATATCAAGCTGGTGATTTATCAGTATTTCCAGAAGCTATAGACGATAAGGACAGTCTGTACACGGTTAGGAATAACGCACAAACTGTCTTAAAGCAAAGCCTCCCCTACAGTGCCCAAAACATTATTGTCAATGATGCGTCCGCGTTCCCTCCTCAAGGATTGCTCCGAATCGGTCCCCCTCCAGGCGAATTGGGCATGGCAGAAATCGTTTATTATGCACAAAGAACTGATACCGTATTCACGGGAACGATACGTGGATTCGTAGGCTCCAGACAGAACCAATGGAATGCTGGCGTTCATGTTATCAACGCAGTTTCCGCCGAGGCTCATAATGCGATCAAGGACGCAATCATAAACATAGAAAACTACATTGGCCTAGAAACACAGCCAGCAGAGGGTTCTATACATGCCCGCTTGAGGGCTCTAGAAACAAAATATCTAGCTCCCAAAGCTGTTTTCAGAGCCTTTCCCAAGAAAGGACCGCCACCATTAAAAGTCCGATTCCAAAATTTTTCTTCGGGAAATGTTGTTCGATACTTGTGGGACTTTGGAGATGGTGGCTTTTCGCTCGAAAGGAGCGTAACTCACACGTATTACAGCGAAGGTTTTTACACAGTAAAGCTCAACGTCATAACATCAACAGGGGCTCAAGGTACGAGTATCAAACCAAACTACATCAAAGTCTCCGAAGATGAGGCAATTAGCTTTTTCTATGCGGTCTTGGCAAATCCTTCGAGGCCAGCATATTCTGTTGAAACCGCTCAAGAATTGGTGAGTTCAGGCACAGATCCAAGTGCGGTGGCTGCTGTCTTTAACTTTGTAGATCAATCGGAAGGCAACATTGCAACTAGAATATGGGTTTTTGGAGATGGAAATGACGAAACGGTTTCCGATCCCAATGTCCATACCGTAAATCATACTTATCAAGCTCCAGGAGAATACAATCCTACTCTATTGTTGATTTTTGCCGATGAACGACAGAGAATTGTAACATTAGACGAACCAGTGGTGGTAATATAATGCCTATTCCAGAATCCAGTAATTATCCAGAAGCATTTGATACTGAGGACAATTTGTACTTGGTTCACGATGGATTGAGAATTGTTCTTTCAGATGATTACACTCCTGGGGATACTAGTATTACTGTTCAAGACGACGATGATGGCACCATCATGGCCACCTTTCCCGATACGGGACTCATCACTTTAACTGAACAACAGAGCGACATAGACGAAAGAGCTATTAGCTTTTACTATTCTTCCAAAACCGACACAACATTCGATGGATTGATTCTTTTGCCGGGATTTGACGATGTTGCAAAACCCAAAACCATCACCAACGTGACACAAAATGTAATGGCTAGCCACCACAATGCAATTAAAGATGCTGTGATTGCCATACAAGAATTTGTCGGGATAGAGGGAGAAACAGACTTGGTTCCTGGTGGCGACACGATCCAGGGAAGATTGAATTTCATTACCAAATTGATATTCACGCCAAAAGCTTGGTACACAATGGACAAAAGAATTGGGCTGGTCCCATTGTGCGTAACTTTTACTGACGAGAGTTTTAATGTGGGAGATGGCGAAGTAATTTACATTTGGGATTTCGGTGATGAGACATCATCTATAATATCCTGTGTTTCATCCGCCATATCACTTCCGTCTGTGCCTTCTACACCATCGGTTCCTCCTGTTCGGACCATCTCGGTCACATCGACAGTTCCGGTAAGCGAAAGAAATGTATTGGTAAGGGACATGGACGGCGGATCAATCCAAAAGTGCTATACGACACCTAATTTCTACACCCCTACACTTACCGTCATAAATGAATACGGTCGCGATACAGTCATATTCCCCGATATCATCAACGCTCGCATCGAGGCTCCTGGTGAGGCGGTAATTAACTACGATCCCGCCAGTACCCAAAGTGTTACTCCAGGAATTCCATCAGGGGGACCATATACTACACCTCCCATTATTCGTTCTCCAACAGACACATTCATAGAGATTGAAATTCCAAGTGGCGAGAATCCCAATACGCCAGGAAGATCATACGCGGGCGAACTTTTGGATGGCTGTGGATCTCCGATAGATCCCATATTGGAATATACGTGGGATATAGCTGATGATCTGGAACATGCAAGTTTGCCTACAACAAGAGCCTCTTTCAGCATCGGGGGACTTTACAATCTAAGTTTGAGAGTCGATACGCAATATGGAGCCTATCGAATTACCAACTATGAAAATACCTTCGACATTGTTGAAGAAGAGAACCTCTGGTTGTGGATGTTTAACAGTGCTTTTGCACGGGCACATGAATTTGGTTTGGCAAGCGAGACATTCAAAACTGCCACTCAAACTGTTTACATCAACAGAGACGATTCGTTTCTTGATTACCTTGCCAATCCCCCATATTACGAAGGGACCGAGGCTAGAGCCAAACATGAGTTTTCGAGAAATACCGCCTTCGCACCGAGAGGGACAATCCCATCAGGACTATCAGGAACAGCATTGTTATTCTGGTCTACGGGCGGAAGTGATGTGGCGAACCAGAAAATCGTTGTCAAAGAATACGACGGATTCAGTGATGCTTACACGGTAAGAAATTCCATCAAACGAAAGCCTTGGAACTGGGCGGCTTTAGTTTCGCCTGACGATGTTTACTTCTTCTTTGGCACACAAGAATACGTAACTCCTTCTGGTACTAATGAGGCGAAACCAGAGAAGACTGTTTACTCGCTAACAAGTCTAACCAAAACAAACCACACACTAACGACTTCGGACTTCACTAATGGAGCGGAAGTCCTCCTAGAGCATCCCTCCATATATGATGGCGGCATTCCTACCAACGGATACTTTGCAACATATAGAACCGCGTGGAAGGGACAAACTGGATATATTGTCCGCAACAGTGCTGTAAATGAATTTTTTAGATTAGAGCAATTTTACGGAACGCAAGGCACGGCACTTGATCCAGTCCAAACCATAACAACACTGCCGAGCCTGGGAGGATCGACAAAAGTTGAAGGAGAATTAGTCGCTCTAAGCAATGGAGTTTACTTCTTCAACAACTCAGGAGAAATTTTGGCTTATAATGAGACCTCTGGGGTATGGGAGGTCGGGGTTCCTAGCTTGCAGTCTGTTTCGTTCAGATCACTGCAAGATACGGAAGTATCTGGGTTTGACAGTGCGGCCAATACACTCTTGGCGGCTTCCGATAATGATAGTGTGGTCTATTTAAGTTACGACTATAGTCCCAGAGCATTTATTAAGTACAATAGCACTGATATCACCTTTAGTAGCGCCGGGGCGAGACCAGCAGGGAACCAATTCCTAATGGGGATTTACTAGATAGGGGAAAAGGAAAAATATGGCGGCTAGTTTCCCACCACAACCAGTCTATCCACACGCAATTGACTCAGACAGAACGCTTTTCTTGGTTTATAATACCGCAGAAGCAAGACTGGCTGCGGATAATTCTGCATGGTCGGAAGAGATAGAAATTATCCCCGTTGGTGCCGACGAATCAGAGATATGGGCAGATAATGGATTTGCTACGATTGAAGGGGAACTTTTCTATTACGATGCCGTAGAAAAAGATTCAAATGGGAAGGTATACAAATTCAAGAGATGTGCCAGAAATCTAGGTGGACAATCAACGAAATTTAATAAGGCATCCTCCCTCCCTTCGGAGGGAGGATGCCCTCCCAATACTGAAAAAGGTACATGGGTTAGGGGCTTTGTAATTGCTGAACATCACAATCAGTTGGTCGATGCCATCATTGCAACTGAGCAATTGTTAGATGTTACCAACGATAGTTTGGTAAGGCTGGAAGATGAAGCGGTTTGCATAGATGATGTCTTTTGCCCAGAGGTTGATTTCGATCTCATTGTTGTAGATCCAACGAGCGAGCAGGACGAATGTAGAGAAGTTGAGGTAGCCTACAACATAACGATTACTGGTACGTATAATTCATTTTCTTTGGACTTTGGCGACGGAACTGTTGAACAAGGAAGTCTAGTAGGCACACACACTTATCCTCCGAATACGACGATAGATCCAATTGTCACTGTTTCGAGCGATTTTTGTCAGGTGACACAAACGCCGATTACTCGCACAGAAGCAGATGAACCAGTTGCTCCCGAGATTCTGGAAGACTTTTTGCTTCCGATACCGCCGCCACCGGATTTCCCCGAGATTGTCATTCCAGATGTTGATACAGATGTTAATCTAGAAATTCCTCAGTTCGTATTTCCAGATATTGGTTTTGGAATCAGCGGAATCAGTTTTAACATCAACGTTCCGTCTATAATTAGTCTCGTTCCTCCGATTCCTACTATAATCACGTTAGAGCCGACGCTTCCATCTATAATACTCATTGAGCCACCGATTCCAAGTATAATCACAATAGTTCCCAATATTCCGAGTATAATTGAAATCACTGGACCCGATCCTCCGATTCCGACCGAGATACAGATCACTGGACCCGATCCTCCGATTCCGACCGAGATACAGATCACTGGACCCGATCCTCCAATTCCGAGCGAAATACAGATCACTGGACCCGATCCTGCAATTCCGAGCGAAATACAAATTGTTGGTGGGCCTGATCCTAGTGTTATACAAATTGTTGGTGGGCCTGATCCTAGTGTTATCTCTATAGTTGATAATCTTCATGACCTTGAAGCCATGAAGACCGGAATTATCTCGGTGACCGATGTGGGTGGTTTCGCTGGAATGTCGGCCTTTTATGAAGGCAGAATCTCGGTGACCGATTATGGTGATTTTGCGAACATGGTGGCCTTTAAAACTGGCATAATATCTGTAACGGGGGATGATATTTCCGTCGATGTCGATGTCAATGTCAGTGCCACAATATCGGTTGTCGTTGAACATGATATCCCAAGTACCATTTCGCTAGTAGGTTGTGATATTCCCAGTACCATTTCGATAGTAGGTTGTGATATTCCTAGTGTGATATCTGTCGAGTGGGGCGAACCTCCATGCCTTAGTGTTTGTTGGGGAGATGTTCCCACAATTACATGTTCATGTGAGATCACGGTGAACGTGGAATGTTCGAATGGCGGCACTAGTATGTTCGGATATTCCCCACTTGCC